GGTTACTGAAATACTTTTCTTAATCATATACTCATCTTCCATCCATTCAAAGATTGGAACAGGAGCTATACGAGTGCCGGCTCGACCACTTACAGAAAGTATCGGAGTTACACTCGGATTATAATAGTGTATTTTATTCCCTAGTTCAAGGACCTGTCTTTGTGAACCGTCTGTGAACTGATTAGCAGTTCCGGTTCCGTATGAATATGCCATAGTTAGGCTCCTTTACGATTTTGAGAATTCCATTATTCCTCCCCAAAATTCTTCAACCGCCTTATCTTTAGCTGGTTTAGGTGTAGGAACAGAGCCAGTAACAGAGGCTCCGCTTACATTTTTATCCACTTTTGGTAATTTGCGTTGATTCTTTTCTGGGAGGGTTTCATCTGACCCCGTGTCAGACGACTTTCCATTCAAGTAACGCCATATACCTACCATGTTTTTTTGATTTACATTTTTATCACTTTGCCAAAAATTAGTGTAATCTTGGATTTCTTCATCACTCAAACCTTCTTCTTTTAGTTGTTGTAATTGAGAAGATTGTTGTTCTTTTGCTGAGATTTGTTGAAGAGCCTTTTGCGCTCCTCTATTTTCTCTAAAATCCATCATTTCATTAAACCATTTATTGGAACTTGTTCCTTCAGTAAATATCTCGAATTGGTCAAAGTCCTCAGGTTGTTGTGGTGGTGCCAATGCCTTCTTTTCCTTTTGTACGACATTTTGTATTGCATCCACTGCCTCAGGGGTTTCTTTTAAAAAAGTATCAAGCTCTTGCAAAGGTTTCAATGTGCCTATCTCTTTTTCGTATTGCTGTCTATCTTTATCTCGTAGACTTTGCATTTCCTTATAAGATTTCGCTAGCTTCTCTCTTCCTTCTTCGGTGTCTTTGAACTTTCCGTCAATCAACCATCTTGCCTCTTCTTCAACTGTGGGAGGTTCTTCAACACTAGCTTGTTCCGGCTTGGCTTCCTCTGCTTCGACAGATTCTTCAGGTTGCTCTTCAGCTTGCTGACTTTCTGCTTCTTGCTCTGGTTGCTCGGGAGAGCTTTCTGGAGTGTTAAAATCATCTAACATATCTAGAATGTTATCTCCACCTTCTACTTCTGGTGTTGGCGCTTCTTTCGTTTTGCTCATTTCCATGCTCCTTTTTTTTGAGTTAATCCTAAGCGGATGCTCCATCTTCGTTAGAGTTTACGGATGAAATCATGGCATTCATTTCTCGCGCTGTATCGCGCGTTTTATCTGACTGCCGTGCTTCTTCGAGTTTCGCTTTGGCTTTTACATTGCTGACCGCCTGTGCGACCGGCTTTGTTGCCTCAGCAATTTCTGCACGCATATTTGCGTGAAATACTTCTCTTTCTCTTGTTTGTAGGTCTCCACTGACCTTCTTGAGTTGTTCTGATAGGGATTGCACTTGTTGTTGTAATTGTGCAATCTCTGAATGTCTTTGTATCAAGCCTTGCTTATCTACGTCACCATGTAGATTCATAATCACTTCGCTTCTGTCATAGATACCTGCATTCATCAGTTGTAAATCTTTTTGTAATTCTGCCATTGGTGATTTCGCGCGTGTAGAGCCGATAACGACCTTTACATCCATGTCGCATGAAACCATATCATAAATTCTTTGTACTTCACCAGACTTGTCTTTGACCAATTGATTAAGGGTTATTTCTTTTCCTTGATTGTTCTCATCAACAATTCTCATTACTCGTTGCTGATTATAAACAAATGGAATCCATTCTTTGACCACTTTACCTGCAAGGGTAAGCATATCATACAATGGCATGACCTTCCAATTTTGTTTACGAGCAACTGCTTCATCGACTAACTGTGCTTCTCCCACAGTTCCCGGAGAAGCTCCAGCAAAACCTTGTAAATATTTATACGCACCAAAAACTTGTTCTATATCTAATTCATATCTTGATTTTTCGTTATATAACTGTGAACTCACAGCAGGTGGTGCGAACTCTCTAATTTTTCCTTGTGCTAACGCACCGGGATTTGCGCGAACGATTGCGTTTGGAACAGACCATTTTGCTAATTCGCTAGGGTCAATCGCGCCATCTTCTACGACCAACTTAAAATTGGATGTAGCAGTTGTGTGTGCAATTAATAATGCTTCTGTACGATTTAACATTCTTTGCGGAGACTTTGCATGTCTTACATCTCCAGATGGATACGGAGTTCCTGTATGTTCGTTACATGCTGGAATAATAGGATATCTGCTTAGAGGCAGTATAGAATCGTAAGCAATACTATCTCCAAAAGACAAAGTTTCACGAATACGTGTTTCGTAAGACTTTTCTTCGACAATCGTACCCTCTTCAATAAATTTTTCATAATCAGGGTCCTCTGTTAATTTTTTATATCCATCCGCATCAAAAGTTTGTTGAGTCCCTGTAAGTGCTTCTGTAACGACCACAATAGGAACACTGACCTTAGACCATCTTACATATTTTCTAATCTTTGGTTGTTCGTCATTAGTCAAGTCAGCGCGTGTCTCAACTTGGTCTCTACTATATTTATCTGAAGTTTCTTCTGCATATAAGTAATCTTCATCTGCATCTTCTATAATGTCTGCATATTGTGGAAAATATTCTTGTAATGATTTTTTAGTATGTAGGTCTGAATAAATAATGGAAGAGGCATCGGAAAAATCTGGCATCATAGAGTTTGGGTCTACCGTAATAGCTTCTGGTCGTATATACTTAAATCGCAATGCACCGAGACCATTATCGGAATGCCAATCTGGATAGACATACATATATGCTATCCCTTTAATAATAAAGGACTTAGCACAATTACGAAAATGCACATCTCCATGTGAGTCATGCCATACCTTGTCAAACAATGTATTATATATCTGTGCTAACTCGTTGTCTAGTTTACCAATGGGTTCTATATCCCACTCTGGAGTTGTTGCTGACACGTTAGATAGAACCTGCTCAACAGCAGGACGAATCTTATTATTGGATTCTGGGGGTTGTCCGACCGATACTAAATACTCTTTTTGCGCCTCTGTAAGTTGATTGCCTAAGTAAAAAGCCTCATCTTCTGCCATCTGATAAAAAAAATCCTCACCAGAAGAACTGTAAAGAACATATTCACTTCGAATATCTTCTCCTTCAATTTCTTCTATCTGCAAGTCTTTAATGTTTATCATAGATGGTCGTAGATGTTACGAAATTGTTACGTTATAGTCAAGCATAATATATCTCACCTGTCTCCCAGTCTGAGCCAATAATAGTTGGTGGCTCAAAATACTCTCCGTCTGTCATATCTCCTTCTGGAACCCATATGTCATCTGTTGCCCAACGTAATGCATCTAGTGTATCTTTCTTATGTTTACCATTTTCTGTGAAAGCAAGTAATTCTTGTTCTAGTTCATAGTGTTCTTCTTTTAAGAACATTGCTTTGGAAGCAAAGAGTGGTTGCATTTGTTTGATACGATAGTACTTGGTCTTAATAGCTTTCTTTGGATTGATATTTAAGAACCGTCCACTCTCTTTACTTGTACGCAAGATATAGTCTGCTAACATAACATGACCAGTTTCTTCAATATTGATACACTTGGGGAAGTATTCATCTGCTAATTCAAAAATCTTATCCGCTCCATCCATAGGGGTGACCTGTCCGCGAAAAAAATCTAACACATATATATTATTACTCTTATCTACACCTACGACCATTATCACTGTATAGTCTGCTTTGACGTTTTCGGATGATGCTGGGTCTACCCCCATAAAGATATTGATAGGAACTTTCTCTTTGCGACCATCATCGACACGCATGACATAGGATTGTCCTTTTTCGCGCAGGTAATATCCTTGCCAGTATTGCATATCTGTTGACTTGAACACACGAAAGGAGTCATCCATAGGTATATTTTGATATTCTTGGAAGAAATACGCTGAATCACCCTCAGATATAAGCCTTTTCTTCTCATTATTAAGCCATAGATAAGGCTTTCTAGCAGACCATAAAACCTTAGGATTACCGTCTTTATCGGGTATTTCACGCCCACTTGCAACAAATTCCCCCGGTTTAGTGTCTTGTAAGACAGCTTGATAGAACAAACTCTTCCATCCGGTCGCTTTGTGCGTACCATCTCGATGAAACGCTTTCGCTCCTGCGGTGCGATTTAGATAAGAATCCTCATCTACGATAGTTCCAATGTTAATTAGTCGCGCAGAATCAGAACCGGGGATGACCGCAGAGTTCAACCAACGTCTAAACTTGTCTCTTTGACCAGAAGTTAGGGTATTTGCCTCACCCTCTCCATCGTCTATGATGGTTAGTGTAGGTCTATACGCTCCATATTTAAGTCCTCTAACCTTTTGACCGTAACCTCTGACTAAAATCTTACACATGTGTCCAGTTGTTCCGTCTGGTTTAAAGCTACCAACGACCTCTTTTTCTTCTTTACCCCAAATATTGCCTTTTCTCATGCCAAAAAAGTCTATAAGCTTCTCATTATGTTCGATTTCGTTGCCTAGAGCCTCTAAATTATACTTAGACTGGGTCTCTGACTCAGAAATCAGCAGAACAAAGCGTTCTTCTCCGAATAAAATCTGATGTAATGGATAAACAAGGTTGATTAGGGTACTTTTTCCGTGTCCCCGAGGCGCAACTACGCCTAATTTATTGCCTTTTTCTAAAGATAATAGATTTTGGACTATCTCATAGTGGAATTGTGGACTTTTTTCTCTTATATGATAGTGCATTGGTTGGGATTTATCGCCTAAAATGAAACTTGCAAAGAAAATAGGGTCCACTGCCATCCTAGTTAACAGTATTTTTTTCTCTTTATCAGAAAATTTGGACACTAAGACTCTCCTGTTACACTAATAGACAACTGTAACCCCTCATTGATAGAACGCAAACACTCTATTTCTTCTGCCATGTTACGAAATACGTCAACGACCTCTTCATCTAAGAAATATTGGGTGCCATCTACTACGAGTGTACCCGGAACACTATTATCTAGTTCTACAAGAAACTCATTTTTAGGGATATTAAGACTCTTTGGCATTGACCATAATCCCATCTTTGCCATAAAGTAACTTTTTTGTCTCTGCGAGTAGTTTTTTATCGTCTGGACTTTTGGTAAGCATAACAAGAGTTTGTTTTTCTTCAAGAGTTTCTTTGACATTATGCCCCCTAAGTTCAGAGATACGATTAAGTGCGGATAATTTGACACTGTGAGGTACTTTTTTGTCCTCTAAAAATGCTTTGTAAGCAAATGCAACATAAGCATCGTCCATACCTAATTCGTCAAACTGTTCTTTCATTAACTTTGACATATATTCCTTTGCTGTTTTTTTATTCAATACCCAGTGTCCACGTTTAAGTGCTACCTCTGGGTTGTTTTGTTTGTAGACATTCTGATATGCACGAATGATGCTCTCAGAATCCCAAAAAATTTTTCCATTGACCTCTGTTGGTTTTGCAATTTGTGTTAACATATCTAAAAAAATCCGTTGAAGAGTCGTTGTCTTGACATTTTTAATAGGTTTATAACGACTATCATCAATACGCTTTTTGTTATACTGTTTAGATTTTCTAGCATAGATATGTTTTTGGGTTACAGGTGTGTCTCCGTAGCCTGTTGTAATAAATACTGTTGGCTTTTTACTGTCACTCCTTTTCCAAGTTGTTCTTTTGACAATCTGAACGACCATATTATCGGATGTGTGTACCCAGTCTCCTTTTTCTGCTTTACGCCAATCTTTGACAATAGGAAGTTTGAGAGACTCTGCGTCTTGTTTGTTATAAACAATAAATTTTTTACCGTGACATGACACTTTCATTTACACAATATACGAAAAAAAGACAAAAAACGTAACAAATACGTAACATTTACGAAATAAAACTTGCGCATCTAGGTTTAACCTACCTAAGGATGACCTACCTAAGGTTATAGGTATATCCTATATACTTATATATACCTATATATATATAGTGCAAAAATAAACGGTTACCCTAACGGTTACCTTAACGGTTACATAAACGGTTAAGCAAACGGTTACCTAAACCGTTACCGAAACGGTTACCCTAACGGTTACTGAAACGGTTTCGATAAAAATACCCCAAAAATAGTGTAAAAAATGCGTGGAAGGCTCTCTTGTGCAACCGCCCCCCCTACGATTTTGATGCCGATTTTTGTTTTTGGTTGAGTGATTGTTGCATAATTCGTTGGTTGAGTCTAATCCGCGTAAGTCTCTATATTAAGGAACTTACGCGCGACCTGTAAGAGCCAATCTCACATGTCTAAGTTATGGTGTCAGATAATATTTAATAATAATGGAGGTAACAATCATGGCAACTACTATCAATTCTAATAACAAGCTAAGCAAGGGCTTTGCTAATCATGCTCAAGCTACTGAGTTCATATATAATATTGAATTCAATACTAAGCGAATCATGCCGGAGATATTCAAATCTATGGTACATGCTACACTAGATATGAATATGGACTTGCAAGCTACGCTTGAGGGTATCAGCAACAAAGAACTAGACAAGCTACAATATATAGTAATGGACTATTCATAAAACAATACACTACAACAGGAGGTAATAAACATGGTAGGTATCTACTTAATAATCGCATTCGCTATTCTATCAAATATAATAGCGTTCGCACTGTATTTATTCATTAATCAAATCAAGAGGAGACAAGCATGAATCATGTATATAAAACAAGTAACAGTAAATCATATAGATATACAACTATGAAAAAAGAGTTCAAAGCGAACAATATGTTCGCACAGTGGACCAATGGAGTATATGTAGTCTATTCATACGGCAAGCATTTTCCAATGTACATATACAATCCAATAGAGCAAACATGGTATGAGAATAAAGATAAATATTCACCAACCACGTCTAAGCACCAGACTCAAGCCAGACCAACTGGCGCGGATACAGTCGTAATTAGCACTGATGCTATGCAACGTGAAATGGAGGTGTAAGAATGCTAGGCGATAAACACTATATCAAAGCGCGAATGAAAAAAAATGACGCGCTATTAAAAAAGTATACCATCTACTATCTCATCTTTATGTCGATAGCTAGTGGTATAGCATATATCATAGGAAACATAACAAATACAGGAGGTGTATAAAATGGCGATTAAAGAACAACGTATTCCATCGCATGTAATAAAAAGCGAACTCACAAAGGTACCGCTACGTGGAAAGAAGGGTCTATCCGGTCCCTTGTTCACAAAGCACTTTCCGGGCGAAGCTAAGGCAATGTCTAGAATGTCTAAAAGCGAACTGGTCGATAAGATAGCTGACAAGATACAAAGCACCAGTGAGCCAAAAAAGACTCTAGAGTCCATGCTAAAAGGTAGCGCCCCGGAGGAGACTCCATCTCAAGGTCCTAAAACAAAATCAGAGAGTCCTAGTAAGAGTAAAGAAAAGCACATGGAGGACCTACATGGAATGACCAAAGAAATGGCGAAGGGTCTAGCTGAACTATTCGACCCAAGCGGACCAATAGCTAAAGACGACTGGGAATTAGTGACTACAACTGGAGTTATTGCACCAACCAAGCTATTAGAGGGCGTACAGGATGAAATGAAACGCTCTCAAGCTAGAGATAGTGGATTATTAGCCGGTCAAATGCACTTGCACCATAGAGTAGAGAGCATAGAGAATGATAAAAGTAGTGGTAGCGCCCCGGATTATCATATAATCAAAATAGAAAAGCAAGGCAAGGTCCATACTATCGAGGGCGAGCATGTGCATCCAATGTATAAAAAAGTGTTTAGAGAACTTCGCACCTTAAAACAAGTATGGTTATGTGGTCCAGCTGGTACTGGTAAAACATTCATGGCGAGTCAAATATCAAATGCGATGGACCTACCATTCGCTAGTATATCATGCTCCGCCGGGATGAGCGAGGCACATGTACTTGGTCGCATGAATATCAAGGGTCAATTCTTATCTACTGACTTCATCAATATCTATGAAAATGGCGGAGTATTCCTGTTTGACGAGGTAGATAATGCAGATGCGAATGTTATGACCACGTTAAATAGTGCGCTAGCTAATGGTAAAGTATCAGTGCCAAATAGAGTAGATAAGCCCTATGCGACAAGACATAAGAATGCTCATATCATTTGTGCATCAAACACGTGGGGTAATGGTTACGGTACAGGTCAAGGTGCGACCTATGTCAGAGAAATGCTAGACTCAGCATTCAAAGACAGGTTTGTAGCCGGTAAATCATTTATCGACTACGATACTGACTTTGAGAAAAAAGTAACGTCTAAACTACCGCAATTGTTCACCGCACTGACAGACCTACGTGCGAATGTACAGAAATACAACCTAGACAAGGTCGTAAGTACACGTGCTTTTATACAGGGCGCACAACTTATGCAGGGCGAGAGTTATAGCTTAGATAAAGTGATGAAAAACGTACTTATCGACTATACTCAAGAAGAAAAGAAAAAAGCGTTACAACAATCATAAACAATACAGGAGGTATATATGTTGTTACATAAAAAGATAATAAAAAATCGCAGTCAAAAAACAAATAAACGTGATGTATTAGTGAGCATGATAGAGTTTGAGTCGCTCCATGAATTAGTAGAAACGTTAGAAAAAGAATGTGCTGACTGGCAAAAACATGAGGATGCAACGAAAAAGCATTATAGGAACCTGTACAGTTATCTCTTAAATAATAAAATGCCGGATAGTTGGGCATCTACGATATCCTATAAAAAGTTACGACATAATCTAGAGTACGGTCTTATTAGTGACTACTACAATAGCATGTATCAAAAAGCGAAAAAAGAACTAGTTGCTGATAATCCGCAATGCTTTCATGGCGTAGGTATCAATCATGCAAAGCGAAAGCGTAGAATCAGTGATGTTGGTGATGAGATAGATATCGATAGAGTTTTATCCGGGGTGCCGGAGCATTGGTCAATGATGCACCGGGGCGCGAAAAGACAGAAAGTAAGACTGGGTGTATCTATTGGCGCTAATGCGGGAGTTAAAACAATAGAGTATGTAAGTATTCCGGCTACCGCACTTGCAACAGTAGTCGCTCAAGAATTAGAGAAACGTGGTCATGCAACTGAGATTTATTACATACAACCATCTGTGGGAGTACATCTATTTAAAAATAATGAAGATATAGCAAACTTTTTACCCGGTGGCAGTGTGCGAAAAGTAAAAGTAAAAAGCGCAGAAGAGCGTTTTGATGAAAATAGAATTATGAGTTTAGCACATAGCGGACTTTTTAGAATACTAATGTTCATGGCGAAAGCTTATCAAAATGTTCTGTTGAACAAAGAACTACCAAAGATGAATCTTTCAGAGGTGAAATTAGCTTGGAGTTTAGGTCGCTCGCACCCAAGCATGAGCATGAAAATAAAAGACGGACCGGATTATAAACAAGATTTTCCGGGCTACGACCCACTAAAATTTGTCGGCATTGATTACTTGGTCGGCAATACAGAGGACCCTAGCAAGGTCATAAGTAACATACTAGATAAACATAAATAATAGGAGACTAGAAATGAGTAAAACAGACAATACAAAAAGCAAGAGCAAAAAAACAGTAATTGTAGATAAATACCTGTACTTGGAAAGTGTAGAACAAAATTTCGATACAGGTATCACTGAAGAGGAATGGGATAAGATGAGTGAAAGAGATAAAGAGGATTTTATGTGTGAATGGGAAAATGAACTAGAATATGATACATCTAATCATAATGCATACAAATTCGAAATAAATGTACATCATAATGGAGAAGAAATAGTTTATTAAAAACAAAAGGAGACAAGCATGGAAAAACAAGAAACCAAAAAGAAAAAACTAGTTAAGTGTGTTTTTTCTATTGAAATGAGTGTTAATGGAGAAGAAGAGTGGATTTCACAAGATAGGTATGACAACATGGATAGTGCTGAAAAAGAAGATATCCATAGAAGAATGCGAAATAGTGCAATGGAAAAAGTGCTTCAATGGGGTAGCGGAGATATCGACATAGAAATCGAACATACAGGCGAAGATATCTCTTACTCTTACTAACAACCAAACGAAAGGAAATAACATGACAACAGTATTTACATACACCGCAGACCAAGCAGTACAAGATGGACTCTTTACAGACATCACACAACTTGCTAAAGAAACCAAAAGACTCAACGTGTCAGACCTAATTGTACGATTGTCTGTTGGTATCAAAGAACAGACAAATAGCGATAGCTTTGAATTTCATGTGAATATGATACTCAAAGCATTGTTTGATGCATGGGACAAAGATACGAGCGTATTCCACCCGGAAGGAGACGGTCTTATCCAATTCACTTACAAACCATTTGGCAAGATATGGGCAATGCTTGATTTCACAAGCGGTCAAGCAATCCATATCTTTTTTCCAAGCGAATACTAACCAAGGAGGTTACATGATGTTACAAATCGAATTTTGGATTCTATTTATAATCATTGGTGTTATGCTACTTGCAATGTTTGCATTTAGCGCAATACTCATGCTATCACTTAGAGAAATAGGTTTGATTATTCTCGGATATATCAAACGCGAAATCAACAACCAAGATAGGAGGTTCAGTAATGAGCAAACCAACTAACGAAAATACAGGCACAATAATCAAATACGAATGCGAGGTAAATGATAAATGTCCAATATGCAGTGGCTTTGTTAATCCAAAGGACCCAAACGCGTTATTAGACTTGAATGAACACAAACTTGTGCATCACGAATGTCTTTCTGTTCAAAAGATACCATCACTTTTGACGAAAGTCTTAGACGACCACAAAAATGGAGTCTTTGATGAAATGGGTTTGAGCGACATAGAGATACTCAAGTACATCAGAATGACCGCGCTCAGAATTATCGAAAGCATGCATAAAGAACATTCTTACGATAAGCGAATGGACAAACTGATGGATAATGTTAAAAGTAGAAAAGCTGATATGGTATCAAGCGAAATGATGAACAACATAGAAACAACGAAAGCGGAGGCATAAAATGACAGTAAAAGAAAGAGCAAAACTAATAGCAAGAAAACGTGATATTAAAATAGACATGATAAAATCTATTGATAATACGCGTATCGAACACATGGATTTGGTCACCACCTCCGGCAAATCATTTCTTGGTCAAGCACACATCATAAACGTACTCACGTTCGAAGATGATGTTGGAGAAGATGATGTATGGAAAGAGGCGGTCACCAAAATCGAATCGACACCAATACATGAATGCGAATCTGATTGTTGGTGTCAGCTAGATGATGAAACGGTGGTAAATAATGTATAATATTAATAAATTGTCAAAGGAGTATGTAATGAAACAGGAATGTAGTTGCGAAACGATTGTCAAATATATCAAGAAAAAAACCGATGAGAAATTGTATGATAGAGTACAAAGAGTCGTATCAAAAGATAAAGACTCAATCAAAGATACTCTCATACAAATTATCAGATTGCAAAAGGGACCATACAAAGGTGGACAACTTATTGTGAACGAAGAGGGTGGGCTATATGATTTAGAGCCAAACCTTGAAGCGACCAAAATAGCTTTAGAGTCCGGCTTTGCATTACGAAGATATATTGTGGGCAATGCAGTCGTCTTAACAAATGGCTTGCGACTTGGTTAAAAGGAGTATTTATATGAACATAAATAATGTCAAAAAAGTTATTGATGAATATATTACTCTTGAAAATCCATCAGAGGTCTTTAGTCAAAAGGATATTTTAGAGTTTTTTTCATCTATTCCAATACAATATCTAGATGAGGACAAAGCTGAGTTTCATAAACTACCGGAATACATTACTGTATATAGAGGTTCATCTTTTCAAAAGTATAATCCTAATATCTTAAATGTTTCTTGGTCAACAAACAAAAAGCTAGCATCGTGGTTTGCAACAAGATTTCGCGCAATCCAAAAAAGTTGGATGTTAAAAAAAGGAGAAATTCGTAAAGAAGATGTTCTTTTTTATATCAACGCGAGAGGAGAGAACGAAATAATCTTAAACCCCAGTGATTTATGTTGGGAAGAAGAGATAATTGCAACACATGATGATGATTGTATAAGAAATTCATGCAAATGTACATTTGATGAAGATTTTTACAATCAAGAATGTATCACTGCATCTAGGCAACGGAGTTTGATATCACAACTACCGGCTAGAACTTTAGAAAATAAAAGTAGGAGATTATTATGAGTACAACATTTACATGCGATTTTTGCAAATCAACAGAAACTTTTAAAGATAATGAATGGGCATTTGGAAACAATGGACATATTATTTCTGTTGAGTTAACCAAAAAGAATCTTTTCACTAAAGATGATAAACTGTTACACTTAGGAATGTTACCGCCTAAATTTGAAGATGGTGGAGATGTTTGTGATACATGTAACAAAGACTACGTTGTTCCTTTGCGACTTTGTTGTAGTACATTTATAAAAGAGTCAGAAAAATTAGCAAAGGGCGATGATGCACGTGCTGATAGTTACAAAAGTACCTTTATTGTTAATGTAAGAGAGGCTTTAAAAGCAACATATGTAGCTTATAAAATGGACAAAGATGGTAAACTACTTGAAAAACCAATAGGACCTGTTAAAGATAAAGAGCCGGAGATGATGACAAGCCTATTAGAACAGTTTAGGTTTCCTAGTCCGGTATTAGAGGATTGGGATAAACTTAAAAAGTATAAAACTGTATGGCATGGCATACCACCAGAGGACAAAGCTTAATAAGATTAGTCCTCAATCTTGAAATAGTTATTCGTGATAGTAAGTGCGCGCTGAACAATCTTTCTGATTTCATTTAGCGCGCGTCTGCTACCATACTCTTTCCTCTCGTACTTTTCCAACACCACCAATATATTATTCATACTATTTCGTATAATTAGCAAAGCATTCGCAATCTGTCTGTGATGCAAAACTTTCTTTTCTTTTAATATCTTCTCGTGTTTTTTTTTACTTACAAACATTATGACATGACCTTAGAATTTGGGTATTGGGGGTGTATTTTGAGGTATCTAAAGCCATGTCGAAGAATAATGGCACACCAATCACGCGGGATGAGTAATAGCAATAACGACTCGCGTGGTAGAGAATGATGCGCCATCAAATCAAATCCTTTACAGGAACTAATAATAAAGAACTACTATTGTCGTCCCCGCCTTTTACATTTCTAGATTCGTTGTGATAATACTTTCGCGCTATCACCTTTAATTTTTCTGTTTCGATTAAAATCATAACATCCATTTGTTTTAGATTGAAACACCAATATTTTGCTTTTGTGGTAGAAATACCCGAAGGTTTACCGCGCGACTCATATTCAATTGCAATGTTTCCTGTTCGATGTGTTTCAAAATCTGTTTTAACTTCTATTGTTTCTAAAATTAATGCAAGTTCATTTTCGCCTTGTAGACCTTCGATTAAATTTAAATCGAAATCTTTCAGGGCAACACTCCCTGACTCTTTTCGCGCTTGCGTCAAAAGACTCCTGAATTGTTCCTGATTAATTTTTAGTTGCATTAAAAGGGTAAGTCCACCTCATTGTTGTTACTTTTTTTTGCATTTTGCTTATCGTACTCCGGACTAATCTTAACAGATAGATATGTTTTGCCAGATTTCGCGGTAGTTTTCCAACCCGCTAAATCAAAAATTGTATTACCTACGTTTATCTTGCCTGTATAATCCGGTCCCTCCGGGTGCGTTTTTTCTTCTACTTTAAATAAACTTCCTCTGCTCTCTTTATATTCATACGCCATCTGTAATCTCCTTTTTTATTTTACGTGCTAATTGTCCTCTATCATGGATGACCAACATGTCATCTGACTCGTTTGGTTTATAGTTCTCTTGATTTCCATAAAATTGTATAAGTTTTTGTAGCTTGTCTAAATAATTGTCTATGGTTTCACGCGATTCAATTAACTTTTGATTAGACAAGAACAACTCTTTCCAACCGTCATGTTCTGCGCACTGATAAACCTTATCAGTGTTGTGTCCACATGTAGGACAATACAATAGATTTTCTAATCTATTCATTTATTGTCTTTGCATGTTGGAGGTCCATACACCTCTCCTACTCTATCATAGTCCGGCACTAAAGAATCATACGCTTCGCGGACCTCAGTTTCTACGTTTTGTTGACCAGCCACCATAGTAGCCACCGTTTCAGATGGGTTCGCACTAACATTAAACCTGTCTAAAAACTGTTGTCCCTTTTGCACAAGGTCTTTGTCCCCTGTCGCTTTTGCCAGAGTGATTCCGTGTTCTAGTAACTTTCGATTTGTTTCTATATCCTCTTTTGAAAGTCGCATTGCTTCCTCCCTATCTTCTAAGTCCAATAAATCTGAAATCATATACGCTAAACTATCTATGATTTCTTCTTTTGTCTCTTTTACACCATTGTAGTTTCCAATGGGCATTTCACGTTTGAATTTTTTATTGCCCATTTCAAGCCTCTGTCTTAAAAAATCTAAAATTCTTTCGTTGTTACTTTTTCGCATCTTTGTTTTCTTTCAACATCTGGCAAGCACTATCAAGAGGCATCACAACATAAGCGCGACATCTATCAGCTCTTATAACTTGCCAGTCAATATGCTCAGACGGTTCAATCCATTTTGGAAGCGACTTACGTATTTTCGCTTGTACAGTAATTTTCTCAATCATAACGTCACACTCTTCATGCTGTCCTAAACTTTTACCGTTACTTCCCCAACTTCGCACCGCTTCTAAACCAAATTTTTTAGCCGTTGCTACTACCTCATTTTCAAAACGATTTCCTTTTATTTTATTTGGATGTGTCAAAATGGTAAATCCTCCATATTATCTTTGGTCCCGTTCTCTCTTTCCCACAACTCTGCTTCAAACTCCATTTCATTCGCATCTTTGTGCATTCCGCATTCACGAAAAAAAACTGCAACTTCTCTGTACCATTGCCCTTTCGTAATTACCTTGTTAAAGAGTCTGCCATAACCACTTGAACAGAGTTTGTAGAATTTACTACGTTGTTCTTCTTCGGTAAGATTAGGCTTCGACAACAACGACTCTCTTGATTAAATAATTCTTGTTTATCATAACTTTCACCACCTCCACATGCTTGACAATACCCAAGATAAAAACCACTAGCGTCCATTTTGTATTCACTCAAAACAACGCGACTCGACTCTGTCTTTTTAGTAGCTTTAGATTGTTGCATGCTATTTAAAATATTTTCGTACTTGATATTTCCGTTTGATTTAGAAACCCTACGTATGGATGCTAGACTTTGTAGATTAGAAAGCCAATTAAAAGTAGCATCTTCATCATACATATCTAGTACATACGATAAAGTTTTTTGAATATCAGAAATTTGATATCCCAGACCAGTAAGCTTGTCTAATTCATTCGCACCTTTAATGCTAGTGCTTTCAAAACTTTTTTCTGTAAGATGTTTTAAATGGGGAAAGATTTTTTTGACCTTTGTGTGATAATCAATGCTAAGAGCGAGCATTTCTTTTGAAACTCGCTCTTTAATCGCATCTAACTTCCGCGAGGTAGAGTTTATTTTGTCACTCAAAAATGTTTTTAGGTCATCCAGATATCGTTCTTTTAATTCGCACTCCGTAACACTTTCTAAAATATTATACCAAGATTTAATTATATTTTTGTTTGCCGGCTTGCGATTATATAAATGCCAATTGGGTAGATAAACAACATTGTTATCCCAATCAGCACAAGCCATTTCCCTTTTGATAAGACTATCAAAAGCTTTCATAAATTCCGCTCTAGATATGCGAAGATGGTCCATGCAGGAGCCAACTCCTACATTATAAATTCCCGGTAGTTGTCGCACTGAGCCTGTTAAAAAAAATAAAAATATTAATTTGGATTTGTCGGGCAAGGTCCGAAAATCTTTGCTTACCCAAAGCTTTGTTGATACTTCGTTAAATGTTCCCAACTTCTTCCCGCATTCTAAATCTCATAACTCTGTATTCGCGCGCTATCTTCCGCAATAGCATAGTAAATTCTTTCTCATTTAATTCATCTAATTTCTTATCGTCAAATAAATTGTGTTTAATTTCTACCGACCTTTGTAAACCAATACCGTTTGGATATTCACGTTGTGAGTTTGAATATCTTTGTTGGTTGGCTCGCCAAGTTTTATCTAAGCGAGCCGTCCCAACGTATTGGAGGTCGAATCTATTATTCTTTTTTGCCTTTATTTATTTCCTCTTTCAATTTCTCTGCAAAGCGTGCAAGTTCTGCTTTTTTGTATGTACCTAATGCTTCATCCATGTTTTGTTTGATTCTAAATAGGTCATACTTTTCCAAAGTTTCAAACCTCGGTCTTAACCTTTTCTCAATAATCGTAAGTATTTCATCTTTGGTCATAGTCTTTTCCCAATCTGCATTAGACTCTTTAGATATTTTTGAATCAACCTTGACATCATTCATCATCTTTTGCAAATCACTAGCTTTATGCTTTGCGCCATTAGAGGATTTAATATTGTCTTGCTGATAGATTGCATTCGCTACCTCATCAGCACTTGCAATACCCTCAACAGTTCCTAAACCGGCATTACCTAATGCTCTACCAATAGCACTTGTTTCACAATTTTCTAATGCGCTTGTTCTATTGATTTGACCTTTATTTTCATCTTCAACCGCATGTCCTGTAAAGAAACTCTCCGGCTTACTTGTGTCCGGTATGAGTGTTGCCTTGACTATAAATACACCACTCTCAACACTAATAATTTCTGTATTGATACTTGGCGGATTATTAACATCAGAATTCAAATGTAAAAGTCGTAATCTTTCTGCTACTGTTACGTACTGATTTCCTCTAATATTAACCGTCTTAATTGAATCTGTACTATCTTTTTTATGACCGTTTTGTTGTTTTTTCATTAATGTGTCCATTGCTATTACTCCTCATTGTTATTTTTTAACTGTACCTCCATACTTAGCCTCGCATTCTCTCCACCATCCGCACATTCTTCTATTACATATCATTGAATTACGGTTGGGTATGAAAACACCTTTGTCTAAGCCTTCTGCGACACCTACAATTAGATTGAAAGCAAGTTGCTTGTCATTCTTATTAGGTGTCCATTCTGCACGTTGCATCTTAGGTTCTTTGGTCTTGATTGAATAATCTAAACCAAGCGAGGATGGCTCTTCTCCATGAACCGCCTCATATCCTAAACCATACATCGTAAGCTGAAGCCTGTGTTCTGGCGGGACAAGCAAAAGACCACTTTCTTTGTTAGTGGTAACGCTTCTGCCCGCAGTCTTATTATCTATAATTTTATTATCTACTGTAATGACATCACTATATTGTAATATGTCATACTCAAATCCGGGAAACTGAATTGGTAATTGCTCTTGTACAGACTTTGGTTGGATTGTTGGAGCAATCTCATCGGTCCATCTACCAATTGCTTTGATACCTATTTCTCTTAATTCATCCGGTTTATCATTTGTATGGAACTCAGTATCAGTTTTATTCTTATCCCATGAGTCCACAAAAGCATCTTTTAATTCATCGGACCCTAAATCTTTTTTAGTTGTAATCTTTTGCTCCATATCTACATTGATAGCCTCATCAGTAGATTTTCCGTAAAGCAATGCCATACCGGGAGGTTTAGGTCCAACCGTCTTTTTGAACAACACTTGAGAAGAACACCTCAAATACTGGTTAATTGTAGAGGGAGACAGGTGTGGTTTATCTGCCATAGAAACCTCCAAATTTTAGTCGCCCCGCTTGTGGGAATCGAATAAGGCTGAGTTCAGTAATGAATAACTGCCCCAACAAGAAAAATGACAAAAAATATAATTGTTGGGATACCTTATATATAGGGCGACTAAGCATTTTTTTCATCTTCAAATGTTTTTTGCATTAAAGCTTCTACAACACAAATCTTTTTTGTGTTATCAATTCCAAACTTGTCCCATGTATCATCTAGTATATCTTGCAAATTATAAATCTTAGTGATACTGTTTGCTAAAAGGTCAAGCATTCTCTCTGATTCTTCTTCATCATAAATCTTTTTAAATCTTGTTTTGATATCATCCCACGGTACCATTAATTGCAGTATGTCAAGTATAAAAACACTTGAGCCAACAATCTCAATCAAAGCATCCGGGTCTTTTAAAACTGGTTGTAGCTTATGGAAAATATCTTTATATAATTTTTTATACTCTTCTGTATAATGAGTCTTTGACATACCACACCCCTTTGTGTTATAGTTGTACTACGCTTACCTTACTATCATTTAAAAATCTTTGAAAATCTGTACGGCTAATAAAATATGTCCTCGCTACTTTATTAGCGGGTATCTTTCCAATGTTGACCCACGTTAGTATGGTTTGTCTAGTCACACCTATTGCATCAGCAATTTCTTTAATTGACAAAAATTCCTTGTCTTGAAAACTTGATTGGATAAATTCTTTATTTGCAATTTCACTTTTTAACATTTATATTTCCTTTGCGATAACGATAAACATAAGATACTTGTCATATATCAAAAATAAGCAATATAAATGTACTAAGCAACATTTATTTACATTACTCGGTAGTTTGTGAATGTAAAAGCAATATATATGTACAAGTAACGGAGATAAATAGTGAGTGACAACACATATCTAATAGATGAAATTAAAAAACTAAAAAATTGGAAATGGGACCGTGAAATAGCCGATTATTTCAAAATATCCAGACAAAGTATAACAAACTGGAGAATGAACAAACGTGTTCCAAAATACCTTGAAAGTCTTGTGGGAGAGCTTAAAAGTGAGTTGAATGATAGACCTAATTTTGATATAACAACTCTAAAGGGAGAACCTACAATGAATGAAATTATTGAGTTAGCACGAGAAAATGGTAGGCTAACAGAAAAACTCAAACAGATAGAAAGCCAACCTGTTAAAGATGATTATAATGATTTTGGGACAGGAATATGGCACTCAACCTGCAAGGTCCATGTAAAAGTAGAAGGTCCTTTAAAAGGACTTAAACTTCTTAAGTCTATTGAGAGCGTTACAGGGAAAAAAGAATGTGCTAAATATTTAGGATATTCTTCATCTGAGTTAGAAAAAATATGGGACATAGGTAATTATCACGGATTAAAAAAACATCCTGTTGAGAAATTAGTTTCCAATACATCTATGGTAAGTTTTCGTACTGCTGAAAATTGTATTAAACATTTATGCTCACTAGGATTTAATATCTTTACAGGCAAACCTATTCCTCTTTCTTTTATAATTTCATACATACATAAAGATGGGTCAACAGTAAATACTATGTTGTCTGCACAACTTACTGTTCATGGAACGACTGCAACTTTAATAATAAAAACAAGATTTGGAATAGAAGATGGGTAGTATTCATAAACGACCAGATTCTCCATTTTGGTGGTATACAAATGGGACTGGGTATAAGCGAATACAAAAATCAACAGGTTCTAAAAATAAAAAAATAGCACAACGGATTGCAGACCATTGGGACAATGAAATCGCTTTAAAAAAAGTTGGTATTGCTCCTAAAAATATAACTTTCAAAAAAATATCAGAACTGTATATTAAAAATTTGTACGCTGAACATAAAATAACACAAGCAACAAATGATGAGAGTAAAACTACAAACGGAAAACGCGAACCTACAAAATTAAAAGCACCTAAATCTTTGATAAATAGATTGCATGTTTTTTTTGAACGAGATTATGGAATAAAAGATATTTTAGTAAAAGATATTACCAAAGACATGATAATGGAAGAAATGACTTTACGACTTGAAACGGTCGCTAATAAAACTGTTTTAAATGATTATGTTATCTTAAATCAAATATTTGATTTCATTGTTAAAGAGGGTTACATATCTCATAATTTTGTGAAAGAGATACCCGCTCCAAGCAAAAAAGCTAAAAACCCAAGAACTGCAATACCATACGACATTGTTAAAAAAGCAATTGAAAAAACGGATAATCAAAACGATAAATTCTTTTGGAGTCTTTTGCTATATACTGGATTACGCGTTGGAGATGCAATGTTTTTAGAACCATCAGACATCAAAGATAATGCTATTTTTGTAACCCCTAGTAAAACATCAAAGTTTGAAACATGGGTAGACATACCATTACATAAAAAATTAGTAGAATACGGTATCGAAGCGATTTGTAATTGCATGAAAACACCTTCTGCAAAAAACGAATCTCTTAAACGCTTTAGAACTATATTAAAAAAAATAAAATATAAACATCCAGAAAAATCTATGAAACCAGATTTTCATTCTTTAAGACACACTTATCATACACTTTTAAGTTCCTCTAATGTTCCAGATGCTGTTATTGCATTGATTACAGGTCACAAAAAAACTAAGCAAACAAGGCATTACATTAGCAATAAAGTAGACCGATATAGAGAAATAATTACAAATATAGATTAATGGATAGTGAATTAGATTATAAAAAAATTTTTAATTTCTATAAAAAGTTAAATTTTCTTTGTTCTAAACATAATAAACCAAAACCATTATGTTGTAAAAAACCACAAAACGATGTTGAGTATGCTAACGCTTATATCGAATTAAAAATAGTAAAACATAAATTACTAAAGTACCATAGAAGATTAAATTTAAAATTAGATAGAGATATAAAAAACACTACTAAAGATGCTTTTGCATCCTACAATCTAACTCCAAATCTTAAACAGATAGATTCGTTTTTAAATAAGTGTGGAAAAATTTTAGGGTTCTAGTTTTTTTCTTTTTAGTTATTTTTTTCTTTTTTTTAAACCTTAAGAAAACAAACCTAAGGTTATCCTTATTAGGTTATATCTTATATTTAAATTAATATAAAACAAAAAATAACTTTGTCAATAATCAAGTTTTACTTTAACTAAATCATGTAGAAAAAAAGGGTGTTACGTTTGAAAGGACCTAAAAACGTAACATATTTGGGCTTGAC